AAATCTATATTTTACACCATTGCGTGGCGCTAACAATTCTAACAATAACGACAAATTCGTATATGGATAATTTAGAAGAGTTGACAATGTTGCGTATTTGGTTAAATACAGAAATATCGACAATATTTCTGAATTTATATTTTATAACAAAATATAAGATATTCGGTTTAATTTTTGTACCTACGTTTTTCTACTATAGAATATGGAAATTTTTACAATACCTATCTTCTTCTACCGATTTAATCGTAGACGGTGCTATTCTTTGTTTTGATAACAAACTCATAACAAACTACAATACATGTTACGGAATAATAAGAATAACAAATTACATGCTTTTGGGGTTAAATACTTTTTGGCTCTATAAAATAATAAACACAATAAAAAACAAAATAAAAACTATTTAAAGCGTACAAAGGTATATAATACAACATGACCGAATTTGGTTCAGAAAAACGTAAAGAACACATATCAATAGTCGTGTGCGGACACGTAGATGCCGGGAAATCTACAACAACAGGACACCTTCTTTTCAAATTAGGAGGTATAAGCGAGCGACAAATGGAAAAGCTTCAAGCAGAAGCCGATCTCCAGGGAAAAAGCTCCTTTGCGTTCGCTTTCTACATGGACAGCCAAAAAGAAGAACGGGAGCGTGGCGTTACAATCAACTGTAACACGAAGGAGTTTTTCACAGATAAATACCACTATACCATCGTAGATGCTCCTGGTCACAGAGATTACGTAAAAAATATGATTACGGGGGCGGGTCAAGCGGATGTAGGGTTGTTGTTAGTTCCCGCAGAAGCGGGTGGTTTTGAAACGGCGATAGCGAAAGGAAATCACGCAAGCGGAGAAGTTCAAGGGCAGACTCGGCAGCATGCGAGGTTGTTGGCGTTGTTAGGCGTGGAGCAGATAATTGTGGGTATAAACAAGATGGATGCGTGTAATTGGTCGGAGGCTCGTTTTAACGAGATAAAGACTGAGATGACGGGTATGCTTCAACAGGCGGGGTTTAAGCCTAAAAAGGTGCCATTCATTCCTTATTCGGGGTTTGAAGGAGAAAATCTGATAGAGCCAACCGATAAGATGCCCTGGTACACCGGGTGGGAAGCGAACCTGAATCCGACAACCAAAGTGACGGGTAAAACGGTAAAAGACGCCCTCGATAAGCTCGTGCAACCGCCCAAACGCAACGCAGAAGGTGCTGTACGCATTCCAGTGAGCGGAATTTACAACATCAAAGGTGTGGGAACTATTGTAGCTGGTCGTATAGAGCAAGGCACTATTAAGCCTGGCGACGAGATTGGTTTTATGCCATCGGGAGTTACGGGGTGTAAGATATTTTCTATAGAGATGCACCACACAAAATACGAGAAGGCGGTTCCGGGGGATAACGTGGGGATGTCGATAAAGGGTCTCGTTAAAGATAATATGCCCAAAACGGGGGACATTATCTATAAGATAAAGGATGGTGCGTGTAAAGCGGTGAAAGAGTTTACGGCTCAGATTGCGGTTCAGGAGCATCCGGGTCAGTTGAAACCTGGGTTTTCTCCGGTTATTCACGTGCGTTCTTCTAAAGTGGCTTGTAAGATGACGAAGATAAATTGGAAGATGGGTAAGAAAACAGGAAATCAGAAGCAAGATTCTCCTCCGCACTTGGAAGCTGGGGAGTCGGCGGAGGTGGTATTTGAGCCGTCTAAGCCGTTTTATGTAGAATCTTTTAGCGAATGTCCCGGATTGGGAAGATTTGCGGCAATGGATTCTAATTCTTTGGTGATGTTGGGTAAGGTGGTAGGAACTGAGTCTGTGGAGTAGATTATTAAAATGAGGGTATTGTAAGGAAAAAGTGGTTATATTTGTATTTTGACAAAAGTGGCAACAAATCTGGCAATAAAAAGGGCACCGGCTATAGCTATTCCTCCCCAGAATCCGCTGCCGGATTGTTTGTAGTAGGGATCCAAAGAATTGCCGAAAACTTTGTAAACATCTATTAAAATATCGACAACGTAACCCAAAATAAACGCAAATAAGATTTTATTGATAAACGTGTCGCCAAGCTTCCAAGCCAGTAAGCACAACGGCGCTGTGGTTATTGCTGCGTACAGAGCAGCTTCTAAAGGAGAATGTTTTTCGAAATACGGTTTGAGGGATTTAATAATCTGCGTGGAATAAGGTTTAGAGGAAATGTGGTTGAGAACAATGTCCGCAACAAAGCCAACCCAGAAAGTAATAAAAAAGATAGTGACGGGGGAGATTTTTTTCATATTTACTATTAAACAAACATTTTATAGCGATGACGGACGGTGGCGAACTCGCCGATCTAAAAAAAGAGATAGCCGAACTAAAAGATATGGTAAGCGCCTTAGCAAAAACAAACACGAAGTTGGACCTCCACATCGATTTCATCCAAAATGTTTACCAACAATTTCTCCCAGTCCTAAAATTCTTCGAAAAAATTCCCCGCTACTTCTCGAAGTTCCTATCGTCCGAACCCGCACTTCCCAGACTTCCCCCCGCACCTCCGTAATACTCAACAAAAATATAGATTAGCTATTAAATAAAATAGCTAACCTACATTAAAAAGCTCCATTGCGGATTTGAACCACAGACCTTATCATTACTAGTGACACGCTCTACCACTGAGCTAATGGAGCTGAAAACCCTTAATCTTTTGTTAAAGGCGTATACTCTCAGTGGGGTTCGAACCCACGACCTTCCGCTCATAAGACGGATGCTCTAACCAACTGAGCTATGAGAGCTGAATCCTTGGCGGGATTCGAACCCACAACCTCCCGATTACTACTACTTTATAGAAGTCGGACGCGCTATCCTATTGCGCCACAAGGACAATGTGCTGCCGGTGGGATTTGAACCCACGCGTACGAATACAGAGGATCTTAAGACCTCCCCCTTAGACCACTCGGGCACAGCAGCTGTGTAACAGTTTAGAGACTTATTACAGGTCTTAACGCTGCCGGCAGGATTCGAACCTGCGCGTCCAATAGACAACGCCTTAGCAGGGCGCCCCCTTAACCACTCGGGCACAGCAGCTTGTGAGGTCCTACTGGGATTCGAACCCAGGTGGCTGGTATCAAAAACCAGAATCATAACCGCTAGATCATAGGACCCGTAACTCTCGCGCGGGGAATCGAACCCCGGTCCTATCGGTGACAGCGATAGATACTAACCACTATACGACACGAGATGTGCATCAACCAGGAATCGAACCCGGAGCCCATGCGTGGAAGGCATGTATTTTACCATTAAACTATTGATGCTGTATTAACAATTTATAGACTTGTAATTGTCTTACTCTCCCGACAGGATTCGAACCTGCGACCTAACGATTAACAGTCGTTCGCTCTAACCAACTGAGCTACGAGAGATTGGTTCCTCCTACGGGGATCGAACCCGTGTCTCCTCGGTGAAAACGAGGTATCCTAACCACTGGACGAAAGAGGAAGAAGCTCCATCGCGGACTTGAACCACGGACCTTATCATTACAAGTGACACGCTCTGCCACTGAGCTAATGGAGCGTAAAATATTTTTTTATTGTACTCGCACCGAGAATCGAACTCGGAACCTTCTGCGTGTCAAGCAGACATCATAACCAATTAGACCATGCGAGCAGTTGATGCCAAAGGCATCTTACACCTGAGGTGGGGATCGAACCCACGACCACGGGCTAGCATTTTTTGCTAGTAAAAGGCCCGCGCTCTACCGACTGAGCTACCCAGGTTGTTTTCCTTGATAATACTAGTAAGTATCTTTTTTTTAAGTTAATTTTTGACGCATGTATTCCTTAGGCGTGTATCAACAGGTCTATTTGTTCTTGTTCTGTTAGTTTTTTTTGACCTTGGTAAACGTAGGCGTATTTTTTCTTCAACATCCACGTATTCATATTTTCTCCGTTGTACAAAACTGTCGCCAGAACTCTCCCGTATTTTTCAGTCCCAACGTCTTTCAATTCTACACGTTTTCCAAATATTTTACTCCAAAGTGCGTCCCGTCCTTCTTCTGCTACAGCTTTCAATGCGAAAGATTTAGACTTCAATTCTGGTGCGTCAATGCCGCTTAATCTAACACTCCAACGATAAAGTGGGGAATTTGCGTAAGGCAATTTTTCGGCAATGGTTATCGTATCGCCGTCGTAAACTTTTATTACTACACCTCCGGTTATCGGAGGTTTCCAAGGTACCGTTTGTTTCCACGTTATTGTTTCGTTGTTTTTGGCACACCGGCAAAAATTGCAGAATCTGCGAAGGCAGTTAGAGCTGGTATTCATTTACAAAAGTTTGCGGTATTTTTTTAATTTGATTAAACAAATTCGTAATCGTCGTGATAATTATTAATGGTGCGGCGCTCGCATTTTTGTTTGTAAAGGAAAAAGCAAAAACCTAAAATAATTGAGAAATAAAACAGATTCATTAAGTTTGTTAAACGTTTGGTTTTAAACTAGTTCGTAATCTATATTATCAACGTTATTAACATATTTTTCGCATTTTTCCATGTAAAATACTATAAAAACAATAATAAAAAACCAATAAAGTAACGTGTAACCTAAAATTTCAATAAAAACCATATTAGACCCAAAAGAAATTTAGTCTTAAATCCAAAATATAATTTTACAGACCAAAAAAAAATAAAGGAAAGTAATAAAGTTCTAATGAGCGGCGGCTCTAAAATTGAGTTGAATAACGTGGTGATAGTAACCGGTTTTTTTACTAAACTACCTTTTCACATTCAAGTCAATAATTTAATCACAATAATAAACTTTGCAAAAAAACTCAAATCCGCCCTCTTAGTGCCTTTTTTTAATCTAGAAGATATGAGCACACCAACGCAAATGGACGAATACATTAACTTTAAAGAAACAGATTTCGGAAACGTCGAATTATTCTTCGACCAATCAAAAATCGACTCAAAATACACATACATCATGCTAGATATCGACGGTTACAACAACATTTCAGAAATACCGAGCGTCACACGAGTTCTGTATAATAACCTGGAACCAAAACTGCCAAAAATAAAGATTGTGTGGAGACCGGAACATCTCGAATTTTAATGTTGTAAATTATTAATGAAATACAATAAGTTAAAAACACAGTCAATCTTAGATAAGCTAAACAAAGGTCAGGAGAAAAAGGTAACGCCGTCTACGATAAACAAAGAATTGAAATGGTGCCACAACAATTTTTCTTTTTCCACGTACTCTTACTGCAAAAAAAAGAAGGGAAAAAGACTTTCGTCTAAAGAAATAGTGGAAAAAACACACACAGGTAATTGTATAGGTCTGTCTTACGGGTTACAAAACATCTTGAAAAAAAAGTACGGCATCGAGAGCTATTTAATACCGGCAACGATACCGGACAGTTTCAAAAAGCCGGGGTATTTAGAAATAAGCCACGTGGCGTTGATGATACCGGGAAACAAGCCGTGGGAATTTTACGTGGCTGATCCAGCTTTTTATTTTTTGAAATGTTTAAAAATAAAACCTCGCAGCAGAGGTGGGAAGCCGGAAATAGGTCAAATGTCGAATATATACGAAAAACACGTTGAAAATGTGATGACTTTTGAAGTGCACGCTAAAATGACTAAAAATGTTTTTGTATTTAATGAATATCAAAAGATAAGCAAACTTACCCCGGTTGTAACGTGTACGGAAATAACGCAGGAAATTCCGGGTAATTTATACGGAGGATTTATGAATGTAAAATCGGAATGGTCTTATTTTATAACAGAAATACTGAACCCCGACCAAGCCATAACTTCATTTTTCCAAGAAATATGGAAGGACACACCTTTTATAACAAGAACCAAAATGGAAAAAAACACAGTATTGTGCCCCGTATCCATCCACCAACGAGAAAATAACAAAATAACAATTAAAAAATATAACATACCTTACTACGACGGATTAGTAAGAGATCTTACACCAAAAGAGATGAATTACTGGGAAAAAATATTTAATATGAAATCTAAACTACTAAAAGGCACCAACTGGAAAAAATACTTAATAAAGGGAGAAAAGTGTTTTTTCTAATTAACCCCAAAATAATCCAAAGGCGCGTCCTGCTGTCTAATTAACGGAGCTTCTCTATTTATATTCATAGACTGTGTTCTATGTGCCAATGACGACATCCCCGTATTTCTCAGAATAGGTGGTGGTTCGGTGGGAAGCCAGTTTATAGGGGGTTTTGGAGGTGGCGGTATTTCCATTGGAAAATAAGGCGGTGGGACAACAGGTCTTCCGGGAATGGGTACAAAAACTTCTTTGTTCAAAATTTCAAATAGTTGGTCGATTACAAAGCTGTTTAATGTTTTTTTACGTTTAATTAATTCGACAATGAGGCTATCTATTCTTTCTTCGTTAACAATAGTTGAATTAAACGAAGGGTTTCTGTTAGGTCTTATAATAGGAGGAGGAGTATTCATTTAACTATAAACCTTATTAATTTTTAAATTCAATTACAAAAGCGAAGAAAAATGAAGAAAAACAATAAAATAGTACAAATCAAACATATCTCGCAAATCCTCCCTATCTTTAGTATTACTATACATCAACGTTATATTAAAAAGACTTACAAAACACCACAGAGATATATTATTATGCGGATATTTTTTGTAAATATTATTTGACAATAAAATAGCATTTACAAATTTATATTGTTCATTCGCAAACATTAGTTATAATTTAATAACATAATTTTAAATTGTTAAACGCATTACAAAAAAGACGTAATTACACCGATAACGTCGTAATTTAATTGAGGTTTAGTTTTTATGATATCCCTCAAATAAACGTGGTATAAGGTCCTTGATTTTAGTCTCAAACAATCGGAAATAATTTTTCTGCCCCAAAATACGTAGTTTTCTCTCCGTAAATATTTTCTTTCTTCCAAAAGCATAATTTCATTTTCGTCAAGCAAAACGTAATTATCAACAGAAAGACCTTTATGAAGCAACAAATTAAAAGTCCTTCGCGCAAAGATTTCATTTTGAAAGGGGTACCTCTCAAAATATGGCAATAACACGTTCGATTCTAAAACAGCACCATGTTTTATCAAAATACGCACCATCTTATTCAACCTCGAAATATGTTTTTCGTTATATTCAACCGAATTATCATTTATTACAATCTTATCAGACATATTACAACAAAATAAATACGTCAAAGGTGTAATATCGTGATAATAACAATTAATTAAAAGAGGCTCTTTCTTCAACATACCCCTAACCGCTTTATGATCAAAAGCGTTTACCCGTCCCCAAAACGTGTTACCGACATTTTTCGGGATTACACGTCCTGCTAAGGAAGGAGGTCTATCTCTAGTATTATACGAGGGATTTTCCCTATCAAACGACAATTTCAATGGGTGATATATTTTATCATTCAAAATATAAACTGAACATCTTTCTCTGCTATTCTGATAGATAAAAGAAGTCATGGCTATACTTAAATGTAGCAAATTATTTTTAAATAAATTAAAAATAGACAAACATTCAAATTGACGTTTTTCACGAGTATTCTACGTCTTTCAACGCCACCTACTCCCCCGTTTTATAAAGTAAGTGTTCCTGTGTATACAGTCTTTCCGGCAAAAGAATAAGAAAAGTTTTTTTAAGTATATTGAATTAATTTTTACGAATAAAAATCAGGTAGATATATCATTTGAATAAATTGTCGATGATATAACTAATAGAAACATTTAAAACCAATTTAAATACAAACCACAGTTTTCAATAAATGGAAGACTATTCTCCAACCCACCCTAAAATAATACAGCTGAACAACATACCCCAAAACGTACAAAAAAGTCAAGCCTGGCTAGACCAAAGAAAAAAATACCTCACCAGTTCAGATTCCGCCACTCCTCTAAACATGAATTCCTACGAAACGCCGGAACAGCTACTTTTTAAGAAATGTAACGCGGGAAAACCATTCACAGGAAACATCGCTACAAAGTGGGGAGAAAAGTACGAAGACGAAGCCGTAGAAAAATACTGCCAAGCAATGGGAATGAAACAGCACGAATTTGGGTTGATTCCCTTTGAAAGCGTACCGAGAGAAGCCGATGAGATAGTGTACGAAGGTTCTTCTTATTTGGCGGGAAGTCCTGATGGTATAGCTCTGCCCCTAGAAGATTTGGAAAATGGAGAGCCGGTTTTGTTAGAAGTAAAGTGTCCTTACCGAAGAAAAATAATAATGGGTCATTGTCCTAAGCATTATTATCCTCAAGTTCAGTTAAATATGTATATATGCGGTTTGAAGAAGGCGGCGTTTATAGAATACAAGCCTTCGATAAACGGTTCTCAAATGGAGTTAAACATTGTAGAATTTCAGATAAACCACAATTGGATAAAAAAACACGTCCCCACAATAAAAACATTCTGGGAAACTGTAATACATTATAGAAACATAGGTATAGAAAACCACCCTCAATATTCTAAACGTGCTTGGACCGAAGAAAAAGAGAAAGCGGCACAGGAAAGAGCAGCGAAAAAAGAGGTTAAAAAGGAAGCGTGTTGGCTTGGAGATGACGACGATTAATTTTGTGGTATTTTTAAAATACTCAAAGAAATAATACTTTGTTTAATTATAACATATACATTTATGGGTATTCGTAATTTAATGGTAATAATTAAAAAACACTGCCCGGAAAATGTATGGAATAGGCTCATTACCTTAGAAGAACTTCCCAAACCACACGGCATTAATTATACAAGAGTGGCTGTTGATACAAGCCTCTTAATGTATAAATACAGACATGCTAGCATAAAAGTAGAAAAAGAGACAAGTGACATACATATTATAGGATTTATAAACAGAATAGTTTTCTATTTAAAATCAAACACGATACCCTTTTTTGTTTTCGATGGGAAACCTCCTGCAGAGAAAGAGCAAACTTTAACAGAACGAAGAATCTACAAAGAAAAAATAGAAGGTAATATTTCTGTTTTGGAAGCAAAACAAGAAAAACTAGAAAAACTAGAAAAACTAGAACCTGAACAAATACAAGAATTAAAAGAAACCAAAGAAGAAATAGAAAGGTACAAAAAGAATTTAATTTACGTTAAAAAAGAACATTTCAAAGAAATACGAACCCTTCTAAAAATATTAGGAATAAAGTATTTTGACCCCACCGAATATAACATGGAAGGAGAAGCGGAACATATATGTTCAACATATCAAAAAAAGGGTATAGTAGACCATGTTGTTACAGACGATACTGATACTTTTGTTTTTGGGGCGACGTCTGTTATAAGGAGTGCAAAAAAAGGTAAAATTCAGCATATGTATTTGAATGATATTCTTCAAGGACTTAAATTAAATCATGATGAATTTATTGATTTTTGTATTTTGTGTGGTTGTGATTATTGTGGAACAATACCGAAAGTTGGTCCTGTAGGAGCTTATGCGGCAATAACGAAGTTTAAAAGTATAGAAAAATGGTTAGAGAGTAAACCGTCTATTATAAAAGAAGATTCTAAAGAGTTTGTAGACTTTAGTAATAATTACGTTAAAGCGAGAGAGATTTTCAAAAAAGAATACGAATACATTGATCCGGAATTAATAAATTTAAACAAGGAATGTATTGAAGGTTCCCAAATTTCCGATAACAGTTTTATAGATTCTTTTAAGGAGGAAGAATTAAAGTCTTTTTTGAAAAATAAAAATTGGGAAACAACCACTATAACAAAAACCGTATCTAAGATTAAAAAAGTGCGTCTAAAATACGACTCTTGTGTAATGACCGGAAAAAAGAGTCGAGGTTAAACAAATTCCAGGAATCCAGGAATCCAGGAAATTTCCAGGAATCCCGGAAATTCCGGGAATCCCACAAAAAAAAAATATCTATTATTAACAATATACAACCCGCTATGTTAACTCGTGCAGAATTTCGCCAACTATTCGGTCTCCCCAAAAAACGCAGAACTGTTTCTAAGAAACCCACCGCTGCCAAGAAATCCAAAAAAGTAAGCCCCAAAAAGAAGGCGCCGCTTAGACGCAAGTCTTCTTCTGGCAAAAAAGTTGTTCGCAAGACTTCCACCAAGCTCGGACAGAAGCTCATCGCCGGAAAAGTCAGAACCGTCTACAAATCCAAAAACGGAAACAAATACTACAAGAAAGTATCCAAAGGTAAGGTTTACCGCATGTACCTCGGAAAACCCGTCCGCAAAGTCTCCCGCAAAACAACATCCCCCAAACGCCGCACAACTCGTTTCGGTTACCTTAACAGCGGAGCGTCCTCTGTCGCCGGACTCATGGGACCTTACCCCCTTTCCGCTGCCGGTTTAAGCACTGAAGTTGCGGCGGCTACCAAAAAAGCGGCTTTCGGCAAACGCCGTGCTGTCCGCAAGACTGCCCGCAAGACTGTTCGCAAGACTGTCCGCAAGACTACCCGCCCCAAAAGCCGCAAGACTACCCGCTTCGGTTACGTCAACGGCACCGTAAAAAACCTAACCTCCATCATGGGTCCTTACCCTCTGTCAGAAGCCAGCGGCAGCGCGGTTGTCAAGAACAAGTTCGGCAAAAAACGCAAGGTCGTTAGACGCAAGCCGGTCCGCAAGACCAAGGTTGGCAAGAAGGTAGCCCGCAAGACCGTTACCCGCAAACGCAAGGTTGTAAGACGCAAGCCCGTCCGCAAGACCAAGGTAGGCAAGAAGGTAGTCCGCAAGACTGTTACCCGCAAACGCAAGGTTGTAAGACGCAAGCCGGTCGTTCGCAGAGCTTCTCGTTTCGGTCTTATGCACGGACGTCCTTCTCAGTTAGTTACAGGTCCGTACCCGTTTTAAATTAAGAATAATAAAAACTAAATAAAAACTAAATAAAAAC